CACAAAATATTTTATAGTGCCTTTGCCATCGCTACCTAAGTGAAAAATCGTCACCAAAGCATACGAAATTATTCGGTAAGACATTGTACAATTCAACACCATGACTGTTGGATATAATGTTGATTTCGTCTCCCCTATTTTCGGAATTGGTTTGCCGAGTCTATAGCCAAACTCATTATCGGAACTAAGTTATGGATGTCCAATGCACCCATTACACCCACTTCTGCTAAGATTGACTCATGCTATGGCGGATTTCTATCATGGCTTTGGTAGATGAGATTTCGTAGACTGGATAATCTTTGCCATGATTGACTTTGAAAATCCGGTAAACACTGAGATAACATCTGACAAGATAAATTTTAAGTCTTGGTCAACATATCCAATCCACCAATATCATAAGTACCGCTTCTATAGCCTGTGCAAATCGGCACCACTATATTTGAAACGAAGAAAAATCAGATTAAATCTGGAAAATTTATAACCTTTATTCAGCGTTTGCATTCAAATCCTTTCTGTATTTCCAACCATATCCATATGCACTTTTTTGACGACCCGCAAGGACATTTTTCACATTGTCTGCCCTTTTGACATTGAAATAAGTGGCTATTTCATCGAATGAATAAAATTCTTTAATGACATTCCCATTTTGATCTAAAGCAACTATAGCGTTTGTTTCAGCATATTCATAAAGAGCTTGTTCTGCTATATAAGAACCATTTTCTTTCAAGAACTCTTGAAACTCTATTTGAGTTTCTTCTTCAATATCTACACGTACACAATCAAGAGTTTCTTCTATTACAAAACCGACTCCATCTTCATCAAGGTTATTTTCTTCTAGTCTCTCTATATTAAAGGACTCTGGAAAACAATAAAATTCATGGTTAATGCATCTTTTTATGACAAAATCTTTTTCTTCTTCATTAAGAGGAAATTTGGTATTCCATATTTTATCACTTACAGATTTGTAAATCGTCATTCTCTCCTCATAAAAAGCTTCGTACAATGCATTTATCTTATCTCTGATAATTTTGGCTTCCCTTGTCAAATAATTTGTATGCGAATGTCCCCACGTTTGTTTATTGTAGCCATATTGAGGATCATTTGCTTTGTATTTAGTTATAAATTGTGTCTCTGCATAATTCAACATCCCAACTAATTTTTCAATATCATCACACTCAAACTGATGAATTATTTCAAATTTGCATTCATGAAAAATCGTATATGCTTTCCAAAATCCCCCATTTGTAGGACCTGTTACTGGACTAATATGCTCGCGATGTCGTATCTCTGGATCACGCCTAGTTTGCCCGATATATACCTTGCCATCTGGGAAAGTGTATTTATATATGTATCCTTTCATACTAATAATATTTTATTCGATATAATTATATCTATATCGTTTCTATGTTTTAACAGATTAAATATTGTATTCATTCGTTTCTTAAGAGTTTATATTTCATCGAATAATGGAGGCATTATGTCTGTGAAAAGATTCTCCACTTTCTTTTGGTATGTACATAAATCCTCTTTGATAGGATTGTACAGGAGATTTTCAAATAAATATGATGTGTTTGGTTTCATGTATAAATATATAGACCTAAGATGTGAGAATGTCGTCATGTAAATGCCAATATCGTTAGTCGTTGGAAATTTCTTCATTTTCTCCAACAGATTATATACATCCCTACTTCCTATCTGTGGCAATCTTGATAAAACAACAATTCCGTTTTTAATTTTATGTGTGTCAGAATACCTGATTATATCACCCAATATTCTTCTAACGCATTCCAATGAATCATCTTTGTAATCAATTTCCACAAAGGCTTCCTCGCCCTTTTCTGAAGCCACATAGCCATCAAATGACAGCGAGTTATTTCTATTGGTATTGGCTGCAAAACCAAATAAGCCATTAAGGTATAGGCTTGTGACTGCTTTTATTTGCAAATTAGTAAGATTTCCAAATGAAGAAGTATTCGCATTGTAATCTTCAATATCCAAATTCTGGTGGGAACAATGTTTTACGCATAGTCCACATTCAACGCAGCAAGCTCCTTGTTCTGCTATGATAAACCGCTTTTCAATGCTTTTTTCAGAAGGCCCACTTCCGCCTATTGCACTTGTCGGACAGATTGTTGTTTCTGATGAAAGGTTGAAAAACGCTCGCTCTATACTTGCAAGGTTTATAAACGAACACCTTTTTGAAGTGCATTTTGCACATACTTCTATATCTTTTATAGCTATCTTCATTCTTAGTCTGTTAAGATTCCATGTCTTGTTAATATATGCTCAAAATCAAGAACCTTTTGTTCCAAGATTCTGCGAGTTGCCATCAGAGACAAGCTAAGTAAGTCGCAGGCAATAATTCTAATTTGAAACTTATCATACGCTTGGTCGATTAAGCCTCTAATTTCCGTATCATTGTCTGGATGTTCATAACCAATAAGCAAAGAAGCATAATTGATGTCATCAGTTTTGCTTTCATCGTAAGACAAAATCTTGTTCTCTATGGCTTGCCTAACCCCTTTTGCATTGTATGCATGAGTTTCTGTATAGGACTTGATTTCAACTGGTATGACATGCCCTTTATAGACGCAATACGCATCGTATCGACTTATCTCCCCTTTACACTCCAGGCCGATAATATTAAGCAATGCATGTACAAACGGATAAAAATCACTCTTGTCAGCGTACTGATATTTTTCACAAAGAAGTGAAGCAATGTCTCCCACGTCAATATTGCTGACAGCCATGTTTGAAATATCTTCGCGCACAGATTTCATCATCTGTGTCTCTGTAGCGAGTTGATTTTGCGCTTCTATATAGATTGCTTTTAGTCGCAAATCCCTTATGGTTATTTGGCTATTTATGACTTTAAGCCTATCATATTCTTTATCAGGGTGCTTTCTTATATCCTCAATATTACTACCCATCAACCATTCTACATTTGTTTCAGGAAGCATCTGATACGGAGAAAAGAGCTTGTCATAATCGGGCAAAGAATCGTCAACGCCACTTCTATGCAGAATGGCATTATATGCAGCAACACACATCTCCTTTTGTTCTGCAATGTTGTTTATCTTGCGAAACTTATAAGCCGTCCAAAATTGGGCAGTCTTATATTTCAAATATCTTTGCTTAATAGTGTCCACATATTTCCTACCATCCTCTGTGCATACATAATAATTAGAGTTTTCTATTTTTCTTTGTTTCGGTTCGATAATACCGCAAACACGTAAAATTTGATTGATGCTTCTTGTCAAGTTGCTTGCCTGTTTGATGGGCTGGTTTCTTTGAGTTTTTGGATAATGAGGATGCGCTTTTGTGAATGTTTTTCTCTCTTGCCTATTCAAACGTGCTTCCTCAATGAATTGGTCTATATCTTTAATGTCATAAGTCGTCAATAACGGCATTTCATCGGATGAAAGGCGATATTCCAACTGTGACAAAGCATAGCATATTCCGAAACCTAAGTAGCAATTAAAATCAATCGCGCAATTATGTTCATATATCTCTGTGGCTGTGGTTATATTCACAAACAGTTCCCTTAATATGCCGTAATTTGGATTATTATTTAGGACTTGACTTATAACCAACTTCCCCAAACGAGTAATGGCATAGACTTCTGAACCATAGTCGGCAGAAACCAAACCCAACACTCTGAGGATTTGCATTCTTGCCTTTGCATTCTGTAAAGGAGAGTTCCTGCTTTCATCGCCTTCTGCATTGATAATCCTGTGAGCTTCTTCGCCAACGCTATTCCCACTTGTAATGATAAGAGCATTTACACCAATCTCGGCAACACTCTTTTTAGTGTAATATCCTTGTGAATCGGCGTAGTCTTTCGCCATATCCATCTCATGGAGCAGGCGAATGTTAGAAATTATGTTGCCTTGATTTTGTAGCTTCAAGTAATCTTGTCCTACCATAGCTTATTGTATTTCTGATAAACGCTTCCTTGCAATGTCACACCATTTTTTTTCCAACTCAATACCAGTCCATTGTATGTTATGACCCGATTTGTTCAACTTTTCGCAGCACACACCAAGAGTTCCTGACCCTAAGAAAGGGTCAAGTATATTCCCTGAAAACACACATCCATCCATAGGGCAAAAAGCCTTTATTATTTCGGTGATAAGAGCCTCTGGCTTTTGTGAGGGATGCTCGGTGCGTTCCTTTGAAAACGCTTTTCCTGCCAATGTGGGAAAATCCCATACATCGCCTCTCATAGCTCCTTTTTCAGAGGGTTTCCAAATTTTTTCGTTCCCATCCTTGTCCTTGTATTTTACGGCAGATTTGAGCCGTTCCGTACTTTTATAGGGAACACGTACTTGGTCTGTATTATAAGTCCATTTCTTAGAATCTTTTGAAAACCAAAGAAATGGCTCATAGTGAGTAGATGGTACTCTTGTGCTTCTTGAAAAACCATTTTCATAGTGCCATATATTCATCCTACGGTAAAACAGACCGGCTTGATACATATAAACTTGTATGTAGCAAATGTAATCATGTATTCCAAACCAAATTATACTGCCTGTATCGGACAGTAATTTTTTGAGCATATCAATCCTATGATACATATTTTTGAGAAACACATCAAGAGGCTGCTTGTCGCTTGTGTTTCCGAAGTCTTTCCCTACATTATATGGCGGGTCTGTAAGTATTAAGTCATACTTAACTCCATCGTCCACCATCTGTTGTAAGACGGTATCACAATCTCCGTTTATAATTCCCTTATATCTATCCAAAATCATTACTTTTTTCTGAATATTAAGATATACTGGTGGTGGATGTTTTCAACATAAGAAAAAGGATAACCATAAGGATGAAGCGATTTGTGGTTTTGTATCAACACTTTTGTGCCTTGTAGTGAAAGACATCCACCTTCAGGAAGAACTGCTTTGTTCAACTTATGAATCAAGTCTGAATGAAAGCTCACAAAATCCCCTTTGTCTCTGAAATCTGAGACTATTATAGCCATATACTTACCTTTTCTCAATATCCTGCCGCACTGCAAGAAAATTTTCTCGCACAATATCGTAAGGAAATGCTCATAGTCCTCTATATTTCCCAAATCATGTGCATCATCTGAATATTGAGTATCAAGATTATATTGTACACGATTCTTTTTTACCTTTTGGTCTTGCTTATGCAATATACCCCAATATGGTGGACTGGTAACTATAAAGTCTATACTATTGCTTGCCAACTGTGGCAAAATAACACAAGAATCTCCATTTATCAAATTATGATGTTTGCTTGCTCCTTTACCCACCTCGCTTTCAAGACGTTCTATTGAAAGATTATGGTATTTTTCAGACAATTCAATGCTTGTACAGATTCTACCTAATAGTTCACACGCTTTTGCCGTAGAGCCGACCCCACCGAATGGGTCTAAAACTGACATTCCTGTCTTAGTGAAAAACTTCACAAGGCTTTCTATGTCTTGAAAAGAGAAAGGAGCCGGATGTTGTTTTTCTATTTGCGCATGAGGATGAGAAGCACCTAACCCTTTCTGAAACATGTAACTCTTGGTTTCAGGAATCCACTCCTTTCCCGTCAAATCATTTAAACTATTCCGTTTATCGACTACACCATTCAGCATTTCATGATACGTTTTTGTATTCATAAATTTCTGAATATCGGTCTCGTCATATAAGAATACATCGTTTGATGCAATCTTTCTTATATAACCATTTTCTACACACCTTTCCAAATTATGGCGAGACAAGCCAAGCATTTTTAGGGCTTCACTTCCTCTGATCATGATTGATTGACCGAATACATCATAATCAGAAACAACAGAGGAGCTATTGTTGGTACTATATGTTTCCATTTTAATATTCATTTAATGTCTTTTCTAAGCAATTCTAGGATGCTCACTTCTAACTTCTTTGAAATCTCTACCAATGTTTCCAAATCAGGTTGAGCCGTATTTGTACACCACTTAGAAACGGTGGAAGGACTAACATTTAATTGCTCAGAAAGCCATTTATTTGTCTTTCCTTTTTCGACAAGAACAACTTTTAATCGATTTAGATTTTCCATACTATTTGAGCTTTTGTTTGCAAAGATAGTGATTTCAATTCAATTAAAATCGTATTTCTAATATAAAATAGGCGAATAAGAATATATTTTACTTCTTTTCATTATTAAAGTTACAGATCAATAATTCAGATTGCACTTTTTTCTTTTGGCTGCAAAATCTTCGTGGATGCATCTTGCTTTTAGTTGACTCATGGTATAATAAATTCTAGTTAGACTTTTTTGCACATTGAAAACCTATTATTTTTGTAAAACTTTGATAGGCTTACCTTCAAATTTGAGTCGGTTTTCTGCACTCAACGTAGGAACATTGATAAACAGTCGTTTAATAGCACGACTAGTAGCCACATAATATACCCGATGCGCATTGTTGCCATTAAGGTCTGGTGACAGCAGAAACTCTATGTCATCTTCCTCTTTCAAAATGACAAACACATTATCATACTCCTCTCCTTTTGACT